TCACACTATGGAACTTGTCATATAGTTGATCTCCTTTATGACTAATGATAAACACATTTACATCAGAAGTCAAATTATTTAATATTTTTAAGAATTCATCAGTACCTCCCCCATCAAGAGAACTGTCAAATACTTCATCAAGTATCAACAGATTGGTACTAACACTATTCTTGATCTTTGCAATAGCTCTCCATGCAAACAATAAAGACAAATCAATTCTCATCTTCTCACCTTCCGAGAAAGATGCATAACTAAAATCATCTCTAAACCTTGATTTGATTGTCTCATTAAAATTTTCATCAAGTTCAAAGCTAACAAAGAAATCCATTGCAGCCAAATACTTATTAATCAGCTTGTTAATAATTGGAACATATTGTTTGATGATTCTGGTTTTAATGCCACCATCTTTCAACAATGTACTGGCTACATTCAATACCTCTTTATCATCAACTAGTGTCTCTCTGTTTGTGCTAAGACTTTTTAGTTCCTCTTCAAGTACTTTTAGTTGTTCATTATCTACTTGTAATGTTGTCTGTTGAGACTGTAAGCTATTAATTTCACTTCGTAGATTATCAATATTGCTTGTTAGAACAGTCATAGTAGCATTGTCTGAACTAACTTGCGTGTTGAGGTTGGTAATACGTGTGACAACCGTTAGAATCTCGTTTAATCGTGTGTTTACACGCTCATATTCTGTTTCTAGCTGTAGTAATGCACTCTGAGTTTCAGATAGTTGTGTGTTTCTTTTATCGACTGTATCACATTTAAAACCATGATCGATTTCTTGTGAGCATGTTGGACAATTGTCATAATCAGTAAAGAATTGAATCTCTTTTTTGATCTTGCGTATCTTATCTTCCAACTGGCTTTCAAGACTATTGATCTTGCTAATTTTTTTCTCTGTTGATTGCTTATCTTCAACACTTTCGTTTAAATGAACTATCTCATCTGAAATTGTTTTGATATTATCTTTGATCTTATCAATACTTTGTTGGGTTTGTAATATTGAAATCTTTTTGTCTTCAATGACTTTCTGAGCATTGGCTACAAGATCATCAGTATGCTTGTTTTGAAGTTTGATCTTTTCTTCGGTTAAATCATATTGATATTCAGCATGAGTCAAGTCATCTTTGTTACTTTGCTGCTTATCTTTCAGTAATGCATTCATAGTTGAAAAGATCTGAATGTCTAAAAGATCCTCAATGACTTCTCTGCGATGAGTAGCGGGCAGCTGCATGAAAGGAGTAAATGTCGCACTACCAAGTACCACAACCTGACAAAAAGATTTATGGTTTAGTTTTAATATCTGCTTCTCTAATGACTCTTGATAGTCTCTTACAGCAGCATCTTGGTTTAGCATTGTTCCGTTTTGATATACTTCAAACGTATTAGGTTTAATACCTCTAATAATTCTATACTGAGAACTACCAATTTGAAACTCTAGCTCAACACATAACTTTTTTCTGTTGATGCTGTTCATCAACTGGCCTTTATTGATCTTACGAAACGGCTTACCGTACAGAGCAAAACACAATGCATCAAGAATTGTTGACTTGCCAGCACCGTTATCGCCAACAATAAGTGTTGATTTGGCTCTATTAAGATCTACTTCAGTCCACACATTGCCAGTGCTTAGGAAGTTCATCCATCTGATTTTTTTGAATACAATCATAATCTACTCACTCAGGAAATACTAATAGCTTCAGTATACAACTCTCTCATTAAGGAGTCAAGTCTTTTTTTGTCTACTTTTGTTGGAAGAGATTCCACATACTTGTGAAGAATAGTCAGAGTATCTTCTGCCCTATCAACAATGTCCGTATCCTCTTCAAGATCAAGATTGAAGTGATCTTCAACAACCTGAATATCTATGGGCTGTACTTTTTCTAGCTTATCAATAACCAGGTCGAACCAATAAGGATTTGTTTTGTTTTTAACAATAACTTTTACATAAGAATCTTTGTATGGCTCAAAATCTACAGCAATAATTTCATCCATTGATTTGTCCATATCATCATACCAGATCTTATGGAAGATTCTGTTAGGATTACGGATGAATTCTATTTCCCGAGTTTCTGTATCAAATATGTGAAACCCTCTGGGATCATCATAATCAGACCAAAAAATCTCGTAAGGACTTCCAAGGTAGCTAATATTATTATGAGAGGACTTATGATGGTAATGACCACTACAAACAATATCAAACTTGCCAAACAGGTTGCTATCAAATCCGTGGTCGTTAACAATACCCCTCTGCATTTCGAAGCCTTTGAGTTCCAAATGTCCAAAAAGGACTTGAGCTGACGTTTCATTTGTTGCCCTCATACATTCATCATAGTTACCTGAACAGATCCATGGCATAAGCATAATCTTACAACCATCATAAGTCTTTTCTGTAGGTTCCCATATGACATTGAAATTATCATATTGTTCATTGAGGCCGAGCTCACGTAACGAATTGACCTCATTTGTGTTCTTATAGTAAGTATCGTGGTTGCCAATGATGAAGTCAACCTTCATGTTTCTTTCTGATAAAGGTTCAAACAAGCTCTGCTTGAGACTTCGAGCTGTCATAAAGTTAATATATTTTCGTCTATCAACAGTATCCCCAAGATGAATTACTTGTTTAATGTTATGTTCATCTACATACGGAAAGAAAACATCATCATAGAATTTCTTAAAGTAATTACCAAATGCGACATTATCATTACGCGCGCCAAAGTGCGTATCAGTTATCAAAGCAATTTTCATTAATTATTAATCTTCCTTCTGGAATCATTCATACTTACACTATTCTCATGCAAAATGCATGTTGAGTCAACAAGAAATTTAATTTCTTTTAGTTGCGCATAATACGAATTACGTGTTCCCAACGAATTGTTTTTATCTTCAATTTGTTTAATAAGATATTTCAACTGTTCCGGAATAAGAGCGTTATTGTTCATTAGCTTTCTCTCTTTTCTTTTTCAACCCATCTTCAAAGCTTTGTACAAAGTCGCTCATATATTCACTGTTCAACCCTTCAGCGCTGTTTGTTGAAAAACTTGATGCATCACCATCTTGTGTATCAAACAGAGCTTCATTAATTGCAAAGTTTTCTAGCGATTTGTGTTTGATATATGTCTGCTTCTTCTCTTTTTGAATTCGTCTTATAAATGCATAATATATGATTTGTGTAAAATAAGCAAATGGGTTCTGAGATTTGTTTGGATCAAAATTCTTGATGACCATAACACAGTTCTCAATACCGTCCGAGATCATTTCATCTCTATATGTGTAATTCACAAAATTTGGTTTAGTTGATAATCTATTGGCAATCTGCCAGATACATTCACCAACATATTCTGGAATACGAGGCAATTGCTTTCCTTCACTTTCACAAACTTTTATTTTATCCTTATATTCAACTAATGTTTCGTATAATTTTTTATTATTTACATAATGTGCCATGTTTATCTGTTTACCCCGTTGACTTTATTTTTAGCTGATGTATAATCACTATGTTAGTGTACAGAAGTATTAGAACAGTTCAATTGTACAACTGCTTCATACTCCTCATCTGAATAATCATCTACTGTTAGCTCTGTATCAATCTTTGTATTTACAAATGCGTAGTACTTAGTAACACATTCTTCGTAGTATTCTACAACAGATGATCTTGCTTTTGAGATAACAATAACCTTATCTTTTTTTATTGGAAGGATTTTATCATCACTGAAAGGTATCCATCTATACATAGAAACTGTTGTACCAGAATATGATTGATTGAATTCGAATTTCATCACATCATCAACATAATGAAAATCATCGTCCTCATTGATATATTTACCAATGACGTCCTCTCCTCCTTCTAATTTTAAAATACAATATTCTGCCATTACAGTTTTACCTTATAAACTTTATAGCTAAATTGTTCGTCATCATATGTCTTTAATCTTACAGCAAAATGTTTGAGTGTATGATTATATTTCTTTTTCCATTTAAGATCATCAGCAACATCGAATAACGTAGCCATAGACTTGTTGTCCCCCTTGCGCAATCCTCTACCTATAGATTGCAAATTTCTTATACGAGATTTGGATGGAGAAGCAAAAATGATATTGTGAAGATTACGTATATTAATGCCGGTACTAAAAGTACCATAGGAAGCGATGATGATTGCTCGCTCTTCATTCTCAATAATTCCCCTAATTTGGTCTCTGACTTCACTATCAACTCCTCCATGTACAAAGAATACTTTTCTATCTAGATCTGCCGATCTTATATTATTATACAACACTTTCCCATGTTTTTCAACAAATTGAAACAATAATAATGTATTTCCATTTAATGATAAGGTTAAATTTTCAATGAACTTGTTTCTTTTTTCGTTGTTAACAAGAAAGTCCATTTCATCTTGATATGCTGCAATACTATGTATCTTTCTCAATTCATCTTGATATTGAAGTAATATGCACTTGATTTTAAATTCTGCTAGATGCTTATCATCCATCAACTCTTTTGTTGATGTAACCTTTTTTACTGGACCAAACAACCCTTCAAGTACTAGCTTATGAGTCTGTGTACCATCTAATGTTCCTGTTGTACCAATCCTATATTGACAATTGATCAATTTTTCCATCAATGTACTTAGTGATTTTGATTTGAATAAATGAGCTTCATCTCCTACAACACAATCAAACTGATCAAACCAATCCCTAGGCATTTTATATATTGACTGCCAAGTGGAAATTGTAGTATGTGCAAAAATATCTTTTGATTGACCGGCCATAATAACTTGTGTATCTTTACTTCCATACTCAGCAAAGTCAGATCTCATTTGATGTACAAGAGACGTTGTAGGTACAACAATAAGAACGCGTTGCATCATTTTTGCTATTAGGTAAATGATTAATGACTTACCCGAAGCAGTCGGAGACAAGAGTAATCCTCTTTTATATCTCATTGCATGAGCAAATGCTTCTATCTGATAATCTCTTGGTTTAAATGGTAGATCTAATGTATCTGCAAATTCCTTTGCCTCGTGTAAAGAGAACTGATCTTGAGAATTGTCAAATTGATATTCAACATCATATCCACGCTCTTTAGCAAATCTTGTAATATAAAATTCAAGACCAGCATATATTAACCGTGTCATTTGATTGAACAGTCTTATCTTTCCATCCCAGTACTTGTTCCGTACTGCTGGCATAAATCTAGCCCCAGGAACTTCAAAAGTGAAGTATTCACTAATCTCTTGGGATATATGGGGATCACACTCAATTCTAATATGTACTTCATTAGGTTTTGTGATAATAAGTTTGTCGCTCACTGTCCTGATTTAAACCTTTCCCAATCAATGACATTCTTGAGTTGAAATCCTCTCGTATTAA